ATGTTTAAACCGGAACTCCTTTCCCCGGCGGGAACGCTGAAAAACATGCGTTACGCTTTCGCCTATGGCGCAGACGCTGTATATGCGGGCCAACCGCGTTATTCACTGCGCGTACGCAACAACGAATTCAACCACGAAAATCTGCAGCTCGGCATTAATGAAGCCCATGAACTGGGTAAAAAATTCTATGTGGTGGTGAATATTGCCCCGCACAACGCCAAGCTGAAGACTTTCATTCGTGACCTGAAACCGGTGGTGGAAATGGGACCGGATGCGCTGATCATGTCCGACCCCGGTCTGATTATGCTGGTGCGCGAAAACTTCCCTGACATGGACATTCACCTTTCAGTACAGGCAAACGCCGTAAACTGGGCGACGGTGAAATTTTGGAAGCAGATGGGATTGACCCGTGTGATCCTGTCCCGCGAACTGTCGTTAGAAGAAATTGAAGAGATCCGCACCCAGGTGCCGGATATGGAAATTGAGATCTTTGTTCACGGCGCACTGTGCATGGCTTACTCCGGCCGCTGCCTGCTCTCTGGCTACATCAACAAGCGTGACCCAAACCAAGGTACCTGTACCAATGCCTGCCGCTGGGAGTACAACGTGCAGGAAGGCAAAGAAGACGTAGTGGGCAATATCGTGCATAAGTACGAGCCTATTCCGGTACAAAACGTTGAGCCGACCCTGGGTATTGGCGCGCCGACTGACAAAGTCTTTATGATCGAAGAAGCCCAGCGTCCAGGTGAGTATATGACCGCGTTTGAAGACGAACACGGCACTTACATCATGAACTCGAAGGATTTACGTGCCATTGCCCACGTTGAGCGCCTGACTCAGATGGGCGTGCATTCGCTGAAAATTGAAGGCCGTACTAAATCATATTATTACTGCGCACGTACCGCGCAGGTTTATCGCAAGGCCATTGATGATGCCGCTGCCGGGAAACCATTCGACCCGCAACTGCTGGAAACGCTGGAAGGTCTGGCGCATCGCGGTTACACCGAGGGGTTCCTGCGCCGCCATACGCATGACGACTATCAGAACTACGAATACGGTTTCTCTGTTTCCGAGCGTCAGCAGTTTGTCGGCGAATTCACTGGCGAACGTAAAGGTGAACTGGCTGCTGTGCTGGTGAAAAATAAATTCACCGTCGGCGACAGCCTGGAGCTGATGACCCCACAAGGCAATATCAACTTTACCCTCGAACAGATGGAAAACGCGAAAGGTGAAGCGATGCCGGTTGCGCCGGGCGATGGTTACACCGTGTGGATGCCTGTACCGGAGGATATCGATCTGAATTATGCATTGTTGATGCGTAATTTTGCCGGTGAGTCCACACGCAACCCACATGCTAAGTAGTTAATTACGGTTATTTTTCAGTGTTCGGAAGATTCTTAGAAATCGATCACATACCGCTTCGTTCATTAAGGGTATTATCCCATCCGCTGAAAAACATAACCCATAAATGCTAGCTGTACCAGGAACCACCTCCTTAGCCTGCGTAATCTCCCTTACGCAGGCTTATTTTTTTCCAGTAACAAACTGAAATAAAAGGATTTATTTCTATCAATGTCCACACATTGACCACATCCAATAAAAAACCCTACCAATGTAGGGTTTTATTTTTATGGTGCTATGATAAATGCCTCAATGAAAACACTATACTCAATAAGGACTTGCAACGATGAAAATCGTCTCCCCATTTCTTTTATTCACCTCTCTTATCATCTCATCAGTAGCCTGTGCGGCTCAGTCCAGCGACATCCAGACCATCAAGAAATCTCTCAAACCGTGGCAACCAATGGAGGTTACTAATACTGATGGGAACATTTCAGTAATACTCAATGCAGCACAAGTAACCCCAGAAATTTACAATGCTGTAGTAATGGCTGGTGTTTGCCCTACCATATGGACAAAAGACGCCCCTGAGTCATACATGAAAAATGTTAAAGAGTTGCAAATCCTCAATAAATTTAAAGCAATGGGCTATGTACTCGAGAAACCACTCGCCACATGTAATGAAATGGGTAAAGAAACGGATGATAGAGCAAAAACCATCATGCTTTCACAAACCCACCTTTACTAAATCACTCTTAAAAAAACCCCGCATTTGCGGGGCTTTCTTTTTCTACATCCACGGTATTGATTGCTGACCATTTTGCATCGGATGAGGTAATGCCGGTACCACTTCACCCGGCTTGACGATGTATCGCTCGACCGTTTCAGTCGTTACAAACGTGCAGCTACAATTAATATTAGTGCACTGGTGATAGCGCTCTTTGGTGGTATCAGTAAAGTAACGACTGGTGCGCGCGTGAGCGGCTGTATGGCATAACGGACAATGAAACATTTTTTCACCTCACCGGCTGGACTTAATGACCTAATATTAACCATTTAATACTTATAAAACAATTAGTTATCTCCATTCTCTGACGCATTACTATCCGTTTCATACTCCACATCAGAGAGCATCACCTCGAGCTCTACAGCCGTCGTGAAGCCATTCCCGCCAAGATTGTGGGTCACCTTACTGATAATCCATGACTGGTCATCTATGACGCTCTTAAAGCCCGAGACCCTCACCGGCATTTCGGGATAAATATCTTCCCGACCGGTTGCCAGCATGATTGAGAACTCCGCAACGCCACGCTGTAATTTATCCCACTTCGCCTGAGCCGCGCGCATCGCTTGCGCCTTTGTCGCGTAAATGGTCGTCAGTGCGAAAACGTTGTCAGCCTCACCGGCCATATATTCACCCTCGCGGGCTTCCTGCTCTTTCTTCTTTTTCGCGGCGGTTTTACTGCTCACGACTTTTGCTTTCGGGTGCTGTAGCGCCCGGAGGTGTTGCTCTTTGGGCTTGCGCTTCAGCTTCACCGCTTGCTTTTGCTTCGCTGGTTTTGGGTCTTTGGTGTGCAGCCATTTAGCCGTTACGCCGGTGTAAGCGCCACGGTCAGCAATAGCAAACTGATGCCGGTCGCCGTCACTGCGCTGGATGGTAATCTGAGGGATAGCTTTTCCGCTGGCCGTCGTACCACTTCCCGCTTTGAGCATCAGCAATTTTCCCGCCTTGACCGATACCGCACCGCCGTTGCGTTCCGCGAGGCGAGTCAGAAAAACAGCGTCGGATTCCTGCGACTGGTCAATATGCGGAATTTTTATCCCGGCAAGAGAATCCGCGACACTGGCCGTTAATTTATTCCGGGCGGCTATCGCGCTGACAATAGCGCCGAGTGTGGTGTCGTGCCATGATTCCTCGCGGCGGGAATTTAGCGTTCCGCGAAAATCAGCGCTACGGGCGCGAATGGTCACCGTATCCGGTGCGCCCCTGTGCTCCACCTCATCAACGGTAAATCGCCCCTTCCCAACGAGCGCGAAATCTTTCCAGCCGAGATACAGTGACAGCACCGCGCCGCGAACCGGCAGCGCGACAAGCCCGTCAGAATCATCGAGTTCAATGTCGAGCTGGTCAGCTTCAAAGCCCCGGTTATCCGTCATCGAGAGATTAATCAGCCGGTCACTGATATTGCCGGTGATATCTTTGCTTTCCAGTGTCAGCATAAAATCGGGCGTCAGTGTGGCTCCCGCGCCAGTGATAATATCCAGCATGATTAAGCCCCCACCTTAGACAGCAGATCGCCAGCTTTACCGACCAGACTTTCGGCCTGTTTCCCGATATCGCCATAGACCGCCGCGAGCGATTCATCGACACGGGTCAGTGACAGAGTGAAGCTGATTTTGCGGGGGGAGCCGTCCTCAAAAAATACTGTGCCAGTCTCCGAGACATTGCTGACAATAAACATCCCGTAAATCCAGCCAGAGCCAGAGATAAGCGGCCATGCTCGCCCCTGTTCGGCCATCGCATAAAGCGTCAGCATCGAAAACTTGCCGCCGGTCAGCTCAGGATACAGGTCACCGCTCAGGGTGATTTTATCCTCCCCTTCACCGAGATACTGAAAGGCGTCACGCTTCCCGACGCGGGAGTTTGACGCCCAGCTATAATCCGCGCTGCGCTGCATGCTCTGATAGGGCAGTGTCTGACGCATAAAAACAAACATACCTAATGCCAGCATCATAATCAGTCTCCTTAGTCATGCATCATGCTTGCGCGGGCTTTAGCGCGTTTCTCACGCTCGTATTTTTCTAGTGCATCCTGCAAATCATTACCTAACCGACCGCCCGGCATACCGTTGCCCGGCACGTTGATTTGATAGGTTGGCCGACTCTGGTCGATGTAGGTTTTACCGGCTGGTGCCGTGACGGGCTGATAAACCCGATACCCACCAGGCGAGCTGGTCGTCGGAATATATCCTTCCCCCTGACCAACCGGCGGCACTTTCGCTGTATCCTTATCAATGCTGCTCGATTCTTTTTTAACGAGGCCGAGTTTTTCGAGAATTACATCGAGACCACCACGCAGCTTATTGAAAATATTCAGGGGCAACATCAGCGCATCGGCCAGCGCCTGACCAAACATGACACCAACATTACGGCAACTGTTGAGCGTGTCCTGAGTCGCTTTTACCGGCGCTATCAGGTCTTTAAACCACTGCCAGACACCGCGAAGTTTCTCGCCGAGGCCTTCAAAGATGGGTGCCAGAGGTGCGAACATCTCCCCGACCGGCGCAAAGGCGCTCATCAGCCCCTCGATAACACCACCGAAAAAGGCGCTGACAGGCTCCCAGTATTTGCGAATAAGCAGCGCGCCAGCGACAATCGCCGCCGCAACGGCCACGACCGGCCACGTAATAGCACTGATAGCGGCGATAACCCCGCCACTGATTGTCGTAAAGACCGCACCGAGTAGGCCAGCCGCCGCAATGATGGAGTTAATCCCGGCAATGACCGGCCATGCAATCAGACCGATACCGCCAATCACGGCAATGAGGCCAAGCGCACCACCGGCAATAAGTCCGATGGTCTGAGCAAGTCCTTTATTTTTTTGTATCCAGCCATCGAGCTGTAACACATATTTTGTGGCCGTTTGGGTGAGCTTGCGGAGCGATTCTTCTTGCTGGTCATAAAGGTCAGTTCCGACCGCCTCATAGGCTGACTGAAACTCTTTAAAGTCGCCGCCGAGGTTGTCCTGCATGACCTTGACCAGCTCTTCAGTTTTGCCGTCAGAGCTTTTAATCAGACGGGTCAGATTATCCAGTTTCCCGCTGGCCGCTGCGGCCATCAGGACACTGGCCGATGAGCTGGCCTCTTCACCGAAAATCGCTTTCATGTACTCTGAGCGCTGGCCGGTACCGAGGTTATTTTTCTCAAAACTGGCCTGTATTTCTTTGAGGATGGAGAAAATCGGGCGGGTGTTGCCCTTGCTGTCCATCGTTTTGACGCCCAGCTCTTTAATCGCGTCATATGCCTTGCCGGTTGGTGCCTGTAATCGACTTAACACGGCACGGCTACCAGTACCGGCCATCGAGCCGGTGATATTGTTGTCATGAAGCGCGCCAATCATCGCGGCGGTTTCTTCCAGGCTCACCCCCGCATTTTTTGCGACCGGCGCGACATAAGTCAGTGAGTCACTCAGACCGGCAAACGTAGCCTGTGATTTATTCATGGTCATCGAGATCACATCGGCAATATGCGTTGCCTTGTCATCAGCGAGACCGAAAGCGGATTTCGTACCGATGAGTAACTTTGCGTTATCCTCCATCGTTTCTTTATTCGCGAGCGACATATTCAGAATGGCGGGCGTCTGCGCGAGAATACCGTCTTTATCCGCGCCGGATTTTGCCACGATAATTTGTGCCGCTGCGGCATCATCAGCAGATGCGGCCGTATTATCGCCCAGCGTTCGGGCTTGCCCTTTTAACGCTTTCATTTCAGGCGATTCTTTATCGAGACCGAGTACAGCCTGAAGCTCTGAGTTCTTCAACGAAAAATCAAAGCCGGGTTTCAGCACTGCGCCACCGGCAACCACACCGGCTGTCGCCATCCCAACACCGGCCACACCGACATTACGCGCACCGGCGGCGAGCTTTTGCCCGGATTCATAGCGGGATTTAACCGCACTCAGTTTCGCCTGTTGCGCGCTGACGCGCGCCAGTGCTTCACGCTGTCGGTTAAGCTGTGCGGTCGTTTCGCTGATATTATTTTTCAGGCGATTTTCATCATTCGTCAGATTGCGGGTATTTATCCCCGCTTTACCGAGCTCGGCCTGTTGCCGCTTAACTGACTGCGTGAGGCTGTTATATTTCGTCTGCAACCCATCAGCCGCGCGTTTCGCTGACTCCAGCACTCTGGCCTGTGCCGCTGTTGGCCGTTCCGTGTTTTTAAACTGCACCGCCAGCGCTTCAGCTTCCTGTTTTGCTTTTTCCAGCGACTGACCAGTTACTGCCAGTTGCGCGCTGGTTTTACGAAAACCGTCTATTTTCGATGCCTGACCATTCAAATCACGCAGGGATTGCTGAGTCGTGCGGATATCACCAGACAGCGATTTACTCGCCGTCTGGATCGCTTTAAAGGGTCGGGTCGCCTGGTCGACAGCTTTCAGCAGCACTTCGAGTTTGAGGTTATTACTCATTCGTGTTTCCGCTTCGCTGTAGCGCTTTTTCGCGCCAGTTGACGAGCTCGGTCAGGCTCATGGGATAAAGGTCTGATGGCGACCAGTGAAAAATTACCGCTATGTCAGCCATCAGGTCATCGACCGAGAGTTTTTTCGGGAAGGTTACGCCGCCGAACTCGGTGACAAAAAACCGACCACCTTACCGGCAAACGACAGCAGGTCGGGCAGCTCCAGCGCGGCGGCTTCCTGCTCGGTCAGCGACGGCATGGTCATGCGTGGCAGCACTTTAATCAGCGCATCGACGTCAGAATTTGCGACAGATGCCAGGCTGACGCCGCGAAGGGTTCCGGCACACGGCTTTAACAGGGTGACGTCGGAAATAACCTGCTCACCGCGCTTGATGGGTTTAATCAGGGTGACGATATTTTCGTTAGTTTTTTCCATGATATTTCTCGTTAAATTCAGGTTTCAGGATCCCCGGCCAGCCATGCTGACCGGGACAATAATTACAGGCCGATATTCTGTCGGTGTGCCTCGAGCATGTCGGTACCGTTCACCATTTCGACGAGGTTCACGGTGTCAATTTCGACCATATCTTTACCGTTGAGGGTCAGCTTGTAGTACGAGCACTCGAGCGAGATTTTCGACTCAGTGTCCTCGCCCTGCTTGGCTTCGCCGAGGTCGATTTCTTTCTGACGGCCACGAAGAACAACCTCAACCGGCACGGTCTCGCCGGTGTCATCACGCTGGTAAGACCCTGCAAAACGTAGCGGCACGGAGGCCGTACCGGTGGCGGCATATAACGACCAGACAGCATCATCAGGAAAACCGCCGAGCGAGATTTCAGCCGACAGTGCATCGTCATCGAGGCCAAGGTCAACCGAGGCTGAGCCATTCATCCCGCCGCCGCGATACTTCTCGAGCTTGCGGGTTAATTTTGGCAACGTGACGGACTGCACGACGCCGAGATAACTCACCCCGTCGATAAACAGGTTCATGAGTTTGAGCTTGCGCGGTAATGCCATTTGTCAGGCTCCTTATTTGCTGTTGACGGACGAGATAAGATTCGCCAGATATTTATCGGTGATGCGCTGGCGTAAGGTCAGGTGTTCGAGTGGTGGCACCGGCGTATAGTCATAATCGATAAACAGTTTCCCGGCCTTCAGGGTTTCTTTGCTGTTCGCCTCTTCGTCAAACCAGCACGTCGCATCGATGATGTAACCGCCGCTTTTCAGCTCGCGGAATTTCGCGTTGATGCCGTCGATAATGTCGCGAATCAGCGTCGCGGTGATGGGCTTATCATTCGCCCACATATGCCCTTCGGCCATTGTGTCGGCGATGACCTGTGCCGTGCGGGTGTAGTTCTCAAACTGAAACAGCGGGTCATCGGAGCAATTACGGTTACCCCAGAAACGGAAACCATCGGCACGAATCAGCGTGGTAACACCGGCCTCATTCAGCAGGTCAGCATCGGTGCCTTTTTCCTGCAAATCCCAGAAGACGGACGCGCTGATACCGGTGACCTCATTGACGCCGACGTTTGACAGGGTTTTGTGCCAGCCGGTGTCATTGTCAATTTTGGCACGCAGACCCAGCGCGATGGCGGTCGCGTAGCTGGTCGTTGTGGCGCTGGCAGTGGTATCCCATCCGAGGAATTCAGGCCAGATAATCATGAGTTCACGCGCGCTGAAATTCTCACGATAGGCAATGACGTCAGAAATGGTTTTACAGCCCCACGCGCTGACATAGGCGAAAGCGCGCAGTTTCTGAGCCACGGAGACAAGCGCGGTCGCCACCTCCTGAGTATCGAGACCCGGCACACCGAGAATGCGGGGCTTCACGCCAGTGACAGCTTTCGCCGTCAACAGCGCTTTCAGCCCGGTGTATTTGCCGTTCTCATCCGTGGTGCCGATGATGTTAGAAATGGTTTGCTTCTGAGCCTCTTCGTCATCACCGGTACCCTCGGCGACACGCACGACAACAACAACCGGTTTTGACTGGTTAGCGATGAGCTGTAAGGATTTTTTCAGGGTACCTTTAGTACCGGCTTTTGCGATGGCGCTTTGTGGGTTGGTAATCAGCACAGGCTCATTGAGCGGAAATGCCCCGGCGTCAGCATCGCTGGCCGTGCAGACCATACCAACGACTGCTGTTGATACCGTCGAGATTGTGCGGGTGCCGTCGTTAATTTCGACGACCTCGACACCGTGATGAAAATCACTCATCCGTTTAACTCCGTTAGTTGGGGTGAGTGATATTGTCGGGTGTACGTTTACAGGGGGCTATTTGTCAGGGTTCGCCGGTGGCTGACACAACGGGAATTGTCGCCGGAAATTTTTTATACAGCGTCGATAGGCCCACATCAAAAATCAGTGCGACACGCTGTCGTGACTCCCCGGCCGCAATCAACCGGCCAGCCTGAGCCCATTCATCAGGCGTCAGCTTCGGCCTACGACCTCCGATTCTGCCTTGTGCTCTGGCAGCATCCAGACCGGCGCGGGTTCGTTCGACAATGAGCTCGCGCTCCATTTCCGCAAGAGCCCCCATGATATGGAAGAAAAAACGCCCCATTGGCGTTGAGGTGTCAATACTGTCGGTCAGGCTTCGGAAATTAACCCCGCGCTGGCGAAGCTCTTCAGTCATCGAGACAAGATGGCGCATACTACGCCCGAGCCGGTCGAGCTTCCAGACAACGAGAGTATCACCGGCATTTAGTTGCCTGAGAGCGCGATTTAATCCTGGTCTGTTTGTCGATTTACCGCTGATTTTATCCTCGAATATTAGCTCACATCCCGACCGCTCCAGCGCGTCACGCTGTAGCGCGGTGTTTTGTTCATTTGTTGATACGCGCACATAACCAACCTGCATCCTTTTTCCCTCATGCAAAAGCCGGAATGATGCCAGTTGAGGCTTAATCCTGCATTTTCTTAAACCTTCGTATTGTAGATGCCACAACATCGCAGAAAGGACTTGTACGTTTAAACGGTGGTGTGACGAACGAAAGTAACGAGGAAGCAGCAACACCAGGCGCAGTAAAAATAGCTTATGACGCTGCAATGAACGCCTTCAATCTGGCTAAAACAAAGTACACCGCAGAAGGAGCTACAACAGCAATAGCCGGTCTTGTTCAGCTTGTTAATTCAATGGGGGGATCAAATGCTTTGGTCATGCCACAGGCGGCTGTTACCACTGCAATACAGACTTATCCCTCCCCCGGTAAAGGGCAGACACTACAGGATTTAAGAGGCTCGCGTGGGGTAGGTGTCACTTATACCAATTCAACAGGCTTTCCGATTGCGGTTTATGTCCGAATTACTGGCGGTACTTCAGCAAATTTATATGCCTATGTTGATGGAAAAGAATATGGCGGCGGAGGTGCAACTGCTTCACAGACATCTATAGCAACAGCGTTTTTCATTGTTCCCAATAACACAAATTATCGTGTGGATGCTGCCGGTGTTTCCACTGTATTACAAGCCTGGACGGAGTTGAGATAAAAATGCGAGAGATGATGAAGTATTACAAAGACGAAAATAACATGATATATGCTTATGATGCTTACGGCTCGCAGGACTCATTCATCAAAGAAGGGCTTATATTAATCACCAGAAGTGAAGCAATGGCAATTCTTAATCCTCCACCGACCCATGAAGAACTTATTCAGGCTGCGGAATTTGAGCGCGAGTATCGAATTGACTCTGCTAACGAATTTATGAATAACAAGCAATGGCCCGGTAAGGCGGCAATTGGGCGTCTGAAAGATAGCGAACTGACGAAGTACAACTTGTGGTTGGATTATCTGGATGCGCTGGAAGCGGTAGACACCTCCAGTGCGCCGGATATCAATTGGCCTACGCCTCCGGTGGAACAGGCCAGATAACATTCTCAGGGTCGATTGTTACATCCACTAATTTCACATCGTTTTTATAGTCCAGCCACGCCGACAGTTTAGTCTTGTTGGCGTCGCTGATTTCACCCAGCATCAACTCTGTACGCCAGTCGAGCATAACAGCGTCGGCATGGGCCAGTAATCGCTCACGTTCCTGCTCAGATAACGCAATCAGTTGATCCTGAGTAACCGGTGGATTCAGGTGCAACTCAACCTCTTCACCCGTCAGTGGTACGAGTCCTGGCTCTACCCAGCCATCATCAATTTGCTGCTGGTCGTATGCGAAAATTTCTGACGTTTCTGGATTTTAAAATAAACACAAATCATTAGCGTAACTCCGCCCAGGTTGAAATTGTCCCCTGCACTCCGCTGACAGAATAGGTTGCTCCTGTCGGGATGATTGCCGATACAAAAACCACTTTGTTGTTATCTGAATAACGAGAAACGGAGCTTTGAATCAGCTTTCCGTTGATATTTAACGACGCTGTTGCCGCATTATTCCCTGTTGCCATTGCCACTGTAACTGACACACAAATAGGTGAGCCTGTGCTGTTTGTATACGTGGTATTGGCTACCCGGGATGTAAATACCTGCCACGTCTGGCCGTAGCCGATAAGGGGCAGATTGATATTTTTCGATCCGTCAAATGCGACACCGTTAATCTGACGTGCTGTTTCCAGCTTAGTGGCTGCGGCGGCAGTTCCGTTACTTGCCAGCGCCCCAACATCATCGGGAGTAGGTTTGTTTCCGGTGTGATAAAACTCATCCCATCCCTGAAATTTTCCCGCTTCACACGATTGGGCAAAATAGCGTTTATTTCTGCCAACAATAGTGAATTGATATGCACCGCCATGACGGACGTTAAATCCCATAAACAGCGACGGCGAAACAGGAGTATTGGTCTGTGCCTGAATAAATCCAGATGGCGACAGCTGATTAAAATCATTATCCGTTGGCTGGATTGCATCCCCGCCTAATCCCTGCCAGCCCACAACAGGAACACGTCCTGCTGTGACGTCAGTGGCTGATGTAACAACTTCCTTTTTTGCCGCTTCTCGTAATTGAAGGTTTTGGAGAAACTTCGCCACATCTGGAATATCCGCGCCGTTTTGGCTTTTCTGCATCGCGCCGGTGATACGTGCATCATCACCCGCCGCAACAGTATTGGCCGTTGTACCGGTGTTTTTCGTCGAGCTGTCACCAAGTTGCAGATTCTGGCGCGCCAGTGCCGGATTAGGTAAATCGGCGAGATTGCGTTCTTTAGCCAGCCGTGCATTCGCATTGTCCATCGCAATTTTTACGGCTTTCGGGGTTGCCGATTGTGTCTCGCGGTCATCCGTCACACTGCTGTTAAGCTGCGTAAAACCTTTAGCGGTAGTGGTTGCATCGGGATGATTGCGCGACTGTTCGTGGTTGCGCATTAGTCCATCAACGTAGCTCTTCACCTCGATGACAGCATCGTCAACATACTTGCGGGTTGCCAGCACGACCGACGGGTCGATTTTTAAGGTGATCGCCGACGTGCTCGAGACAACAAGAATCATGCGAATGGTCTGTGTTCGACCGCTCCCCTCGGCCAGTAACGGCTTGTAGGTTTCCGGGCAGTTGGCGACAGCAATCAAAATGCCATCGTCATCATAAAGACCGATTTCACGGATGAAAAAACCGCCCTCATTTTCCGGGATAATTTGTTCGGCAATAATCTGACCGGCGTCGTTAGCATCCACGCTCAGTGAATTAATCGGCGCGATGCGGGTCTGGTTAATGAGTTTTGTCTGAGCCGGGTCAGGCGTCGGCAACGTGCCGTTACCATCACCGACAGCCATTTGTGTGATATTCAGTTTTGTACCGAGCATGGTCGCGTTTGCCAGTCGCGCCGCGCCCTGATTGGTCAGGATGGCAAAATATTTTGTTGTCATGCGCTTACTCGCAGGTTATCAATCAGATGAATGGCCGAAGCCGGATAAAACTCACCACCGACGACAATTTCCCCGGCGGCATAGGGATAAACGGTTAACAGGTCACCGTCATAGCAGCTTGCGCCCACATAAGCGCGCCCGGTGGTGCTCAGGCTGATAGCGAGCCCGGTCAGGTGTCGGCTTGCCGGTTTTGCCCCTTCTATCAGGCGCTCGAGTTCGAGGTACATCTCATCGGTGATGCCGGTCTCGAGTACGCCCACAACAAGCCGGAAAGTTCCGGGCTCTTCGTTGAGTTCCCACCACTCCCTAACCTCAATCAGATAGCCCATCGGCTCCACCACGCGCCGTAAGGCGGCGATAGTGCCTTTGTGGGCATGGATGAAAAACGCCGAGGCGATGACGCTGCGTTTTGTCGCCTCCGGCCAGTTCTCATCCCACCGGTCAACCGAAAACGCCCACGCCAGATATGGCAGCAGCCGCACCGGGCAGGTGCGCCAGTTCCACAACGTGCGAAGCGGTACCGGCACACGCTCAATATCTGCGGCCGCGCGGGCGGCGGCGACCTCGAGCAACGATGAGCCAACAGGCAACAGCCGGTTATTACTCATCGGCACCCCCGTCAGCGATGCGGTATTCGGTGCAACAGGATGCCTGGTATTTACTGAGCACAATGTCAGCCAGTGGCGCGGCCAGCTCGACACGCTGCACACCCTCGACGTGCAGGGCGGCATAAATCGCCGACTGACGAATGTCGCGGCCCAGTCGCTGTTGTGCGGTGATATACGCCTTGAGTTTTTCTTCAGCGGCCTGACGGATGGGCTCTGCTTCCGGCCCCGGATAAAAATAAATGGTCGCGTCAATCTGGTACGGCACGATTTCAGCACTCTGCACCGTCACCCGGTCGCCAACGGGGCGCACCTCTTCAGCGTTCAGCGCTTTTTCCACGACGGCCAGCAGGTCATCGGATGCGGTGCCGTCATCCTCGCGTGAAAGTACGGTGATGGTCACACAGGCCGGCGACGGGCTGACAACCGAGATATCAGCGACCCGACCGTCGGCGCTGCGACCGTGGTATTCATATGCGCCGACCGGACCAGCCACGCTGAGCCCTTCATAAGCCTGTTGTGCGCGTAACCGTAAATCGGTATCAGATTCCATGACGGCGGGTGTCGGCGGGATAGTGCTGTTATCGGCGGGCGTCACAATCTGTCGCCCGGTGTTGTTGTTTCCGGCCATCACATCGAGGTCGTTATTACTCGCATAAGCCAGTGTGCAGCCTTTCGCCGCATCGTTCACACGCTGACGCCAGATAACCTCCCGATAGGTATTTTCCTCCAGATACTTCACCAGTGGCTCAGACTCAAGGGCGAGAGTACGCGCAACAGCGTCCTGTTGTTCTTCAGGGTAAAGCGAGACCAGCGTCGCTTTGCGTTCCGCGAGAATGGTTTCAAAATCCAGCGTTTCCACCACGTCAGGCGCGGGGAGCTGGCTCAGGTCGATGGTTGCCATAAATTCAACTCACAGGGATAGTCAGTGACAGGGTTTTTCCGGTGTCCCGGGTCTCGCCGGTCAGCTCAACAATCATCTGACCGTTAAACTGACGTTCTACCGTCAGCGAGCTGATGCTGATGCGCGGCTCCCACTTCAGCAGCGCCATATAACAGGCGCACATAATTTGCAGCCTCAGCGCGTCGGTCTGCGGCATATCAATCATGGAGAACAGCAGCGAGCCATAATCGCGGCGCATCACGCGAGAGCCGACCGGCGTTCGCAAAATATCGCCACAGCTCTGACGGATGTGATCGGCGTCAGTGATGGCGCGCCCGGTCTCCCTGTTCATACCGATATAACGGGTCGTCATTTCGTGCCCTCCGTCCAGTCGTCACCGCGCTTAATACCGCCGTGGCCGTGGTTATCCACCACCACACCATTTGATGAGAGCTTGCCGCCGGTGTGCTCGATATCGCCGCTCATCTTCCCGCCTTTGGTGACCTCGAGTGTGGCGGTCGTCAGTTTGTTGGTACAGACCACTTCCGGGGTGTCGAGGGTGATGCGGGTCTCGGCTTTCACCGTCACCAGCGGTACCGTCGCGGTGATGGAATCCGACGCCGTAACGTCTGCGGTTTTAATACCGCTCACGGTCAGCGCGCCGGTCTCCGGCTCGTACTCGATTACAGCCCCATCAGGAAAGGTAATGTGAAAAGCATCAGCCGACGCCGACGGCGCGGGGTGGTCATCAGAGAAAATACCGGGCAGCACAAAAGCGGTGTCGAGCTCACCGCCCACGGCCAGCAGTAAAACCTGCTCACCCACAGACGGAGCCCACCAGACACGTGAACGACCGGCGCGCGTGGTCAGCCACTGAAGCCAGTCGGTAACAATGCCGCCAGTCTGGACGCGACAGCGCCCGTCATCGAGGTCGACTTCGACGACGACGCCAGTGCGTATCAGGTTGCGAAGGAGGCGTAAAGCGTCCTGAAGAGTTGCGCGAGTATTCATGAATGAAAGCATGCGATTTTCTGAAACAGGTTACAAACCATTGATATGGTGTGGTAGTTCACACAACTTCAGATTAATATCTGCTGATACCATTAAAAAAAATCAAGGAGTGAATATGTCTCTATCAATAGAATCGACTGTTGATTTAATACAAAGAGCAGCAGTGTCATTAATTGTAATATCACTGTTTGTCTATGGGGGCTGGGGGTTAATACTAAGAATCATTCTTACTCCATTAAAAATAAAAACATTCAACAAAACATTCAAGAGATTAGATGATTACCTTTTGGAATTGCAATTAATAAAGCTCTATCACGGAATTAATGTCACCAGTAAGAATGACGCAAAATTAGTATTTCAGGCTATATCTCAAGGAATTCTCTTTCGAGGTGACTTTAAATTATTAAGATTTGCCCCACCAATTGGATTGAAAAAATCAAATGTATCTGATGTTTGGTTAGCCGTTCTTATGGTGATTGTTTGTTTAATTTTAGATGCGAGCATCATGTCAACATTAAATGAGAGTAAGTACAATCATGCAGTTTACACGCAGGAAAAAGAAAAGGTTTTAGTTTCACACTCTAACATTTATGACATCCAATCAAAAAAATACTTCCTGAAGACGGATTGTAGAAAAATCAACAATGAAAACGATAGTATATTGTATAGTGCATGTGAATACCTGTTAACCGAGGACAAGGATAAGCAAGATGAGCTTACTTGGGCAATTAACAAAAGTAACAATGCAATTATATCACTATATGTACTAATGGTTATCTTATTTACAATTAGCATGATCTCTCTAACTTTATCTATGAAGTACTACGAAATTAATAATAAATTTTATGATTTCAAATTAAAAAGACAGGAGAGAGTCGACAATCCGGTTAACGGTAATGCCAGTACAGACATTACCGTTTAATCTATACAAATAGTTTAGCGAGAATAATATTCTCCACCGCCTGACGGTCTTCGTCATTAAACCCGATGAGCGGTCGGGCGTCATACTGCACCGGCGCACTGTTGCGGCCGGGCTTATCCTTGAGGCCGTACTGGTGCACATTCACCATCCGTTGTACCTTGCCGGTAAATTCCACGACCGCCACGTCATTTCCCGCTGAGGCTTTCATAAAGCGACTGGTACGGAGTTTGGCGAACATTTCCCGCTTAACCCGGCCTTTTTTAGCTTTTACCGGCTGGCGTTTTCTGGCGGCGTAAGGAGTGCCGTCCGGTGCTTTCTGCGTTTTAATCCGGCGCTGTTGGCGGGCTCGCAGGGTCTTCGCGATATCTGCGGCCATTCTGCGACGGGCAGCAGGTGACAGCGCCGCTATCAGACCCGCGAGCTTATCGTCAAAGGGTTTAAAGTCATTCATGCAAGCGACTCACGAGCTCACCGTTAACATACAGCTCAACTGGCCGGGTAACGGGTTCCGGCGGCTGCGGCTCTTCTGACTGTTCGACGTGGAGCTTATCCCCCTGCTCTTTAACGATAGTGCGCTCGGTCAGCATCAGGCTGATACTGATATCGGTGCTGTCGTTGTCGTTGATATCGGCAAAATAGGTGAATCCCTTTTTACGCCCTTCATCGGTCGTCATAATGTCAGCCTGATGGATGCGCAACCATGCCTGAATCGGGACAAGTAACAGCTCGATATCATCCGTGAAATCGGTCACCACCACATTGAGCGTGTACCGGTTCTCAAACGACAGCGACGTCGCCAGCGTCGAGGCCAGATTCCCGTTGTCGATAAAGACACGCATCATATCGGGGTTTCGTGCCAGTACCGGCACGGCGTCAGTTAAGGCTTTTCGCAGACTCTTCGGCTTGTACATCGATTTTATCCTGACAGTTTTTCACGGTTCTGACCTGAAGCGCACAGCGCTCGAGGGCGCTTTCGAGCTGGCGTATATCCGCGCTCAGGTCGCCATTGGTGGTCGGGTCACTTCCCGGCATCGGGCAAAGACTGACCCTCGGGCATGCGTTGTAGACAATCACCGGCGTCGGCACAGGCGGTGCGCTGGTGCAACCGGCGCACAGCATCAGGCAAATCAGCGCTATACCAGCGGCGAAGCTGTTCGTTTTCATTAAGTAACCTCGTAATAGTCTGTTCCCGGCGTTGCGCCCGCGCTCCGGCATCGATGAGCTCACCGCGCAGTAAGACCTGAGCGGTCTCATTTTCCCCTCGGATACGGGAGGCCGTTTTAAGCTGGCTTTTCAGCATGGTAATCACCGTTTTTTGTTCACCGGCGACCTTGTTCGCCCGTTCAAAGGAGCGGGTCAGACTGGTGTTTTCGTGACGCATCCAGAGCAGCCCGGCCACGGCCAGCACTAACAACACGACTATCGTTTTCATTTCGCCCCCTTCAGGCAGTAGGTGCGCTCGCGAAAGCGGCGATTTTCGAGCCCGGCATTACGCTCACCATTCACAAACATCCAGCGGGTGAGCTGGTCACAGGCTTGCCACCATTGCCGGTGTTTCAGGTGATACACCAGCGTTGAGCGACAGGCCGCGCCGGTACCGACGTTAAAAGCGAAGCTGACCAGCGCGTCATAGACGGCGGGTGGCATTTCAACAGGCACACAGACCGCGAGTCGTTTCTCGACGTTCAGCACATCAGCGACCAGATTCTCGGCGGCTTCCTTCTCGGTGATATCCCGTTTCGGTACCACCCCGGCAGTGTGGCCGATGCCTGACGTCCACACACCGGCGGTGCACTGGTAAGGGCGCAACCGGCAACCCTCGAGGTCGGCAATCAGCGCGAGCCCCTCCGGCGAGGTGTGAAGCAAACGAAAATCAGGCACCAGTGCCGCCAGCGCCAGCACGACGGCCACACTGCAACGTTTAACGAATGAGCCCACGAATAACCCCCTTATCAATCCCCATCGAGACGAGATAGCGGTATTTCTTTCGCTGGTACCAGAAGTTAACCAGCGCGGTAAAAATGGCGCAGCTTCCCCCGACATAAAGCGCGAGCCGTTCCGGTGTCTGCGTACCGAAATACGCCAGCACCACTGACAGCCAGTAGGTCAGAAAGGTTGTGATTTTATCCACAGTCAGTCCCATAAATTCACGGTCTCCGATACCGGTGCGGCGTCGACTTCAGGCAGACTGACCGCCGTGCCATGTGGCAGGACGACACCCAGCTCAGCGAGCCCCGGATTAGCCAGCAATACAGCCTCGACCACACCTTCAGTGCGCCCGTAATGGCGCTGACATAACGTGTCGAGCGTGTCGCCCTGATGCGCGATGACGTTCATCAGATTTGCCCCACGATGCAGCGCGCTTTGTCCTGGATACGGGCAACCGACCAGCGCATGTCACGCCACATTTCATCGATGGTGTCATCGATGCTGTCGGCCTTTTTGTCACCTTTGGCGCTGGCATCAACGCCCCGGTAACGCTCGTACAGCGTCGCGGTCGTCATCGAGCAAACAGCATTGAAGTAGTGAAAAACCCGCACACTTTCGCCGTCGAGCTCATCCGTCGGCACATCCTCGAGGCGCTGATAACCGGCGGCGAGCTGAAGGTCGCGCCAGTCGGTTAACTCGGCGTTGGTCTCGGCCATCGCGGTTTTAATCGCCCGGCGCAGACGCACCGGCGTCACGGTCTGCTCGAGGCGCATTTCTTCGCGCATGCGCTTCGGGTCAACATCCGGGAAAAAGGCCGTGTTTTTAATCACCGGCTCGTTGACCGGCACCGGCGGGATGACCATCGGGTCGCGCTGTTGCGCCGGGTTATTCATCACAATCATGGTCATGAGTACCTCAGTAAATAGGTGGGCGGTGGACGCCGGTCGCAGTTGCGGTGAATCACCGACATTGACCAGCGTGCCGCCCGGCGCGGGGCGCGTTCTGTTAACCGGCGACTTTCTTCGGGCGTCCGCGCCCTCGTTTCACCGGTGAATCTTGTTTTTTCGCGGGTGCCTTTTTCGCGGCTTTCGGCGCTGTTTTTTTGACGGCGACCGGTTTCGGGTTCAGCTCACGAGTGAGGGTCTCAATGTCTTTTCTTACCCCGGCGTTGGTGTCGAGCTGTAAGGCGCGTTGCAGGTGAGAAAGCGCATTCTCAGGCTGACCGGCATCACGCAGGGTCAGACCGGTGACCTTATGCAGCCGGGCGCGTACTTCGTCAGGCATATCGGCCTCAGCAGTCAGCCCGATGACGCAAAGGAGTTGCGCAGCGTCGACCGGCTCCCCGGCAATTCGGGCGCGGGTTGCCGCGAGTGCGACCTCTTCGGCCAGCATGTAAGGTGTGGTGCGGGAATGATTTTCCGGCATCGACAGGCCGAAACGCAGCGCATAGCGCGCAATCTCAATCGCGCCGGTGATATCCCCCGCATCAAGACGCCAGAGCATCACCGTCATCAGAATGTCATCCTGTGCGCCGGTGCCGCTTTCCAGTACGCCAGCGACCCACGGCAGGTACAGCGGGAGTAATTCGCGTTTTTTATCCGCTTTGCGTTCTTTAGAACGAATTGCTGATAGCGTCCGGCGGTCTGCGGCCAGCTTGACGAGCATCTGCTCGTAAGGTGAGGCATGACGCAGCGGGGCGTTATCCCGCTGCGATGCCCTGATAGCCGAGACCCGCATCGCGTGACGCTGTGCGGGGGTTGCCATCGGTTATGCCTCCTTGCCGTCAGTGGTGCCGGTTTCAGCCGGTGCGCTGCCTGTCAGAGACTGCATCGCTTTGACCATTGCCGCCGCGAAGACTTCCGCGCTCACTGGTTCAGAGGTGGCGGGTTCTTCCGGCTCGAGGATCTCGATATTTTCAATCAGGCACCCGGCCTCGTAGTCCTCGATAACGAAATCGACTTTGACCTGTTCGTAGTTTTCCACCTGGTCGAGTTTCGGATTTTCGACGATGTGGCGGCGGTGACCGTCCTCGTACAGATAAATCGAAATGTTATCCAGCGTGGTGATGAAAACGCTGTTTGCCGGGAAGAATGGCGCGCGCACCGCCTGAAGCTGGCCGATGGTTTTCTGGCTGATAATCAGCTCACCGGCGAGCTGTTCGCTGTTCGCCTGGAATTTGTTAATCATCGGGAAGTATTTGTCGGTCAGGATACGGCGACCACAGATGACCACCATTTCCGGGTTTTCGCGGTGAATTTCCGCGACCAGTGACTCAAACGCATCCATAACCAGTGCGTCGAGGTTGGCGTAATGCCCACCTTTACCCACTTTGATGGTGTTCGAAATCACAGTACCGTCAGCGTCGGTGATGCTGGACATCACACGCTCAGGCGCATCGTTGCGGTATTTCTGCAACCAGCCGACAGCCACGTCCTGAAGTAACGGGTTTTTGCTACGGTCAGACGTCGCCGCCCGGCTCACGCCGTTAAAGCCGATGGTGATGTAATCCAGCGCCTGACGCTTGATGATGGCGTTACGGATCCGAATCTGGAAATCCTGAAAACGCGCCCACAGGTCGAGCTTGTTGTACTTCAGGTGATAGTCGAAGTTCACCGGATGGCAGAAATAGCGGTACGCATCCATTTTCGCGAAATCAGCGGTCTTACGCTCGACGCCACCGTCGGTATCAGCGGTGCTGGCAATGGATCCGGTCACATCAATACCGACCTTCTCTTCGGTCAGCTCGCCAACCGTCACCATGTTGATGAGCTTCAGGAAGCTGGATGACTGCTGGATTTTGTCAAACAGGGTCTGCGTCACCGACGGCTCGACGGTGAATTTTTTGTTAAGGTCGCTGACCTCGATGCCGTTCAGTTCAGCGATACGGCTCAGGTACTGATTGAATTTAAAACGGGTGTCTTTACGCATGGTGTTTCTTTTCCTTCGGGGTTATCAGGGGTTAGCAGTCGGTCAGCGTGGAGACCGCCGAATCACCGTCACCGCCGGTACTTAACTTGCGGCGTACCTGTGATCTGCTTTCGGTGTTTTCCAGCGTGGTGGTCAGGGTGCTGAATTGCTGCGAGGTGGCGTCGGCCTGTTCGGCCAGCGCTTTTTTGACGTCGGCGAGTTCGGCTTCAATGGCACTGAAACGCACCTCGGCGCTTTCGCCGCCGGTCTGCACCCGCTCGGCGATGGCGGTCACGGCTTCATGTACATCACCGAAACGCGCATCGTCGTCAGTCTGTTTACGGCTGAAGATGCCTTTCACGGTGTCGCTGAGTTTGGTCAGCAGGGTGTCGGGCAGGTCTTCGAACTCCAGCTCGGCAAGGGTTGCCACTGAGAACAGGTCGCCCGGCTGGTCTTTCTTCCCGGCCAGTGGGTTTTGTTGTGCACGGGAGCAGAATTGCAGGTATTCGGTGCCGAGACTCGCCGGGTCATCGGTTACCGCCAGCCCGATGAGGTGACATTTGCCGGTGTTGGCAAAGTTCGGGCGAATTTCCATCGAGGTGTAAACCTTCTGGCCTTTCGCCAGCATCGCGAGCAGGTTGTCGAGCGGGGCAATTTTGCCGAACAGCGCCAGCTTGCCGTTTAGCGCCGAATCGTCGTCGATCACCTCTGCTTTCACTTCCGTGACGTCGCCATAGCGGCAAAACGGGCTGTCGGGAATAACGCTGCGGATATGCTCGAGGTTAATGCGACAGCCGTAGACGCGCGGGTCAAAGCCGTCGGCCATTTCCTGAATATCGGTCGCACTGATGACGCGACCGTCGCAGGTGTCCCCCTCGACGCCGATGCGAAACCATTTCGAAATTTTTTTAGCCATGAGTCAGGTGTCCTGAGTTGGGTTATCGGGTCGGATGTAGTTTCCCGACTCCCTCCCTCGCCAGCCACCGGTTACAGAAGTGCAACCCCTGACACAACAGGGGGTTAGCGATTCATCCCCCCTGAATCTTTAGCCTTGCCGTGTACTCATCACAGTGAGGTTTTATGACCACTACCAACGACACATCACTACTCAGCGACCCGCGCCGACAGGCCGCGCTTTTGTTCTGGCAGGGCTATTCCGTGCCACAAATCGCGGAGCAGTTACAGGTCAAGCGCCCCACGGTGCAGAGCTGGAAGCAGCGTGATAAATGGGAAGAAACCGCCCCGTTAAACCGGGTCGAGTTCACGCTCGAGGCGCGACTGATTCAGCTTTATGCAAAGCCTGACCTGACGGCTCACGACTTTAAGGTCGCGGATTTTCTTGCGCGCCAGATGGAACGCCTCGCGCGGGTTAACCGCTACGGCCAGACCGGCAACGAAGCGGATTTAAACCCGAACGTGGCCAACCGCAACAAAGGGGAAAAGAAGAAGCCGAAAAAGAACTTTTTCAGCGAAGAGGCTATCGAGAAACTCGAAGAGATTTTCCTCGAGCAGTCTTTCGACTATCAGCTCGAGTGGTGGCGCGCGGGGCTGGCGCACCGCATCAGGAACATTCTGAAATCGCGACAGATTGGCGCGACGTTCTATTTTGCACGTGAGGCACTGTTACAGGCGCTGAAGACCGGCCACAACCAGATATTTTTGTCGGCCAGTAAGACGCAAGCCTATGTATTCCGTAAATACATTATCGCCTTTGCCCGACAGGCTGGCGTCGAGCTTACCGGCGACCCGATTGTGCTCGGCAACAATGGCGCGGAGTTGATGTTTCTCGGTACCAATGCCAACACGGCACAGAGTCACAACGGTGACCTGTATGTCGACGAAATTTTCTGGATCCCCAACTTCCAGAAACTGAAGCGCGTCGCCGGGGGCATGTCGTCACAGGAGCATTTACGCACGACCTATTTTTCGACCCCATCATCGCTGGCGCACGGCGCTTACCCGTTCTGGTCGGGTGAGCAGTTCAACAAGGGGCGCTCAGACAAGAGCGAGCGCGTCGATATCGATATCAGCCACGCCGCACTCGCGAAGGGCGTCGCCTGTCCTGACGGCCAGTGGCGACAGATTGTCACCATCGAGGACGCACTCGCCAAAGGGTGCACCCTGTTTAACATCGATACGCTGAAGCGCGAGAACAGTGTCGATGAGTTCCGCAACCTGTTTATGTGCGAGTTCGTCGACGATAAAGCGTCGGTATTCCCGTTCGAAGAGCTGCAACGCTGCATGGTCGACAGCCTCGAGAAATGGGAGGACTACGCGCCATTTGCCGACCGGCCATTCGGTCACCGCCCGGTGTGGATTGGTTACGACCCGTCATTACGTGGCGACAGTGCCGGGTGCGTCGTCATCGCGCCGCCGGTCGTTGCCGGGGGCAAATTCCGCATCCTCGAGCGCCACCAGTGGAAAGGGATGGACTTCGCCCAACAGGCCGAATCCATTCGCGAGCTCACGCAGAAATACACCGTGGAATATATCGGCATCGATGCGACCGGGCTCGGTCAGGGCGTTTTCCAGCTCGTGCGGTCTTTCTACCCGGCTGCACGTGAAATCCGCTACACGCCGGAAATGAAAACCGCGATGGTGCTGAAAGCAAAAGACACCATTCGCCGCGGTTGCCTCGAGTACGACGTCAGCGCGACCGATATCACGCAGTCGTTTATGTCTATCCGCAAAACCATGACCAGCAGTGGTCGCAGCTCGACCTATGAGGCCAGTCGCACCGAGGAAGCCAGTCACGCCGATCTCGCCTGGGCAACCATGCACGTATTAATCAATGAGCCGCTGACCGCCGCGACCGGTGAGCAGTCATCCAGCATCATGGAGTGGAACTAATGAGCAAGAAACGCAACAAGCGCCAGCAGCCGCCGCGCACCCAAAACCACACCGCCGCACCGGCTCAGAGCATGGAAGCATTCACCTTTGGTGAGCCAACGCCGGTACTCGACCGCCGCGATATTCTCGATTACGTCGAGTGTATCGACAACGGCCAGTGGTACGAGCCGCCGGTGAGCTTTTCCGGGCTGGCGAAGAGCATGCGCGCCGCCGTGCATCACAGCTCGCCGATTTACGTGAAGCGTAACATTCTGGTGTCGACCTACATCCCGCACCCGCTGTTATCCCGTCAGGACTTCACCCGGTTTGCGCTCGACTATCTGGTGTTTGGTAATGCGTTTATCGAAGAGCGTCGCAGCCTGACCGGCAAGCCGTTAAAACTGGAAACCTCACCGGCGAAATACACCCGCCGTGGCATCGAGGATGACGTTTACTGGTACATTCAGAGCTACACACAGCCGCACCAGTTCGCGCCCGGTTCCGTCTTCCACCTGCTCGAGCCCGATATTAATCAGGAGCTTTACGGGATGCCGGAATACCTGAGCGCACTCAATTCAGCCTGGCTGAATGAATCGGCGACCCTGTTCCGTCGCAAGTATTACCAGAACGGCGCGCATGCGGGTTACATCATGTATGTGACCGACGCCGCGCAAAGCAGCACCGACGTCGAGGCACTGCGAAAGGCGATGCGCGACTCGAAAGGGCTCGGCAATTTTAAGAACCTGTTTTTTACGCGCCTAATGGTAAAGCAGACGGGATTAAAATTGTGCCACTGAGCGAAGTCGCCACGAAGGATGATTTTTTTAATATCAAGAAAGTCAGCGCCGCTGACCTGCTCGACGCGCACCGCATCCCGTTCCAGCTTATGGGCGGTAAGCCCGAGAACGTCGGCTCAGTGGGTGACGTTGAGAAGGTGGCAAAGGTCTTTGTGCGTAACGAACTGACCCCACTACAGGCGCGGTTTATGGAGTTGAACGAGTGGGCGGGTGAAGAGATTATCCGCTTCGAAAAATATAGCCTCGGCGACGACGAGTAACCCCACCCACAGCCGCCCGTCGTGGCGGCTTTACCCCCTCCGCACACAACGCCCTCAGCGCCACGACACGCCGTCGCCGCTCCGCTTCGTCTCGTTACTCACCCACGACCACAACAACGCCACAGGGACGCGCTCAGGCGCTGGAAAAAAAATAAATACCCGCCTCAGCGCGCAATGCTATCCCCGCCACGCCTGCCCGCTTTATGGGTCGGTTTTAATGCAGTTGCAAGAACACGCCAAAAGCGCGCCAGCACTGGCGGTACTAACGCTCGATAGAAGAGGAAAAAATATGCAAATTGATGCTTCCTTCACATGCAGCAATGATATCTGGATCATTTTAAAAAAAGATGTCGGTACTTTTCTAACGGTGAGGGCTCCACGGCATTAATTTCGGATGAAGAAAATGTAACGCTATCTTGCTCTTGCAGTTGTTTAAATCTGGTAATTGAATCCCTGATCAACCAAGACATTGACATCATTTCTAAAGGGACTCTAAGCATCATCTGCCATGACAACCCCCATATTAATGAACTATCAAACTCTTTAAATAACATGGAATAATCATCATCATTGATGAAAATAAGTTCAAAGCCTTCATTTCGAGCTATCTCTTTGAAACAATCCAAATCCAAAATGCATAAAATTGTTAGGTCACCATTTATAAAATCACACAAATCACCAGGATTGTTTATAAGATTAACGAAAGGGGTTAATGGAATCCAACTTTGATTGTTTTTACATTCATTCAAAAAAATCGGCGCCATCTGCCCCCCACTTAAATCTAGCTTGGACAAAACATCCCCAATATTGCCATCACGAATCGATATTACATAAAAACCCTCTTCCAACTTAATCCACGAACTACCTTGACTCCTACAAATAACTAACTGTTCATTTATTTCCTTTTTATATGTAACTTCTGGAATGCATAGTTCCATTCTAGCAATCAAAGGAAAACCTCTAAAATTTTCAGCTTTATCCTCTGATAGAAATCCACCTAGCTTTTGTAAGTTTACTTTCTGACGTTCAACGCGACTGTTTTTGTTTTGACTTGACTTAACTTCTACTAGCACAGGAACGCCTCCACTAAGCAAACAAACATCCCCATGTCTCATACTCATTGTAATATCATTAAGCAACGCTGGAAAGCCAGCACTGCAAGCATCCTTTACAATATTCCATTCCTCTTTTAGACCATTTTTCCCTCCCAACGCACCAGCCAATTCTTTAGGGCTATAATCTACAACATTATAAAAACAATGCTTAACATCAAACTTATCAAGATACAAAAAAACGACACCATCACCAAACATTTTGAAAATGTATATCTTAAATTTCATATTCTCAATGCATTCATCTACATTTTTCATTCTCTCTTTGATGAGTATGGATTGTTCTTTTTGCAAGCCACCTTTTCTTTTTATTCTTTTTAACTCAATTAAATGAGATTTTAACCTCTTGATTATTCTCTCGCACTTAATTATGTGCTTCATTATTTTAAACTGAAATGACAATAACAATGATGTATTTGAGAGGTTTTCCTCAAGTCTCAAAAGGTCTTCTTTTAAATCGAATATTACAGCCTCATGAAACTCTCTACTCAATTCATTTTTTATTTTCATGTAAACCTCAGCACTAGAAAAAATCAATATCTACTATGACATCTTGGGGTGGGGATCATCATTAACGTTTTCCTCCGCCAGCTCAATATAAATAAACGTTAGCAAGTAATTGTTTTATATTGAAACCACGTTACCTGTTCTCAAGTCCATATGCGCCGCTACGGTCTCCTTTATTTCTCTTTTGTATATTCCTCACACAAAAAACTATCTTATCAAAAACAAGGCAATAGGTTGAGTTTTTTGTTTTGCCTTCAGTCCAGTACAACTAACACCTCGCAATGCTCGTTGTCGAACGCCGCCAGCGCTGAAAACAAGTTACAACACTGGCGGCGTTATCTCGGATAATTACCTATCTGGATTAACTAAGTTGTCATGAGGTCCACTCCGTTTCAGTTAAATAACCCGGCCACTCATCAGCAACCGCATAACTGAATTTTTTCTCGCCATATGTCACCGTTGCGCCTCGCGCCAGTACATCCAGTTCCCACCTTTCCGGCGTGATGCCGTGTTGTGCGAGGTCAAACCGGATGCGTGATATCTGGTCGCGCTGCGATTTTGTCAGGCGAGCTGAAGGTGCTAATTCATCCGGCTTCAACGGTGATCGGTTTCTTTGTTGCCTGTATTGAGGTTTAGCCCCCGCTTTTAGCGCGTCCCTGAGCACCTTCACGGCGTCCGGGTCATTCCAGTCGATAACCCCTGCATCAATGAGATTTATCACCGCTGCGGCTTGCTCAGACGGTGTGGGCGTCATATCCCTGTCGGTTCCGTTGGCAGGTAACCCACAGTTATTGACAGGACTCCGAGGCGCGGCGATGCCGCTTTTTAAAGTCAAAGGCTCAACGGCAACGGCCTTTGGAACAATTCGCCATTCTGATGTACGGGTGATCCGAATGTGACCCGCTCCAAGATGTGGCGCGTAAATACCGACCACTCTCTCAATATCCTCTTCATATTCGTTAACCTCATCAGTTGCAGTACGCGCAACCCTGACGGTCTGGTCGCCTCGTTTAACATTCGCACCACCCTGTGCGGCGATATAGAAATCAAACTCCCCCTCATCAGCAGCCGCGCGAGCCGCTTCGACACGATCGTCAAAGTCGCTGGCAATGCTGACGCCGCGAGGCAGCTTGCGGAGCTCGCGATATGCGCCCATCGTCGGGATGCCAATCGGTTTAAACTGAGGGATGCGCCATGTTGACGCCCATGCGGTGACCGCTGAGGCGGTATCTTTCAGGGGTTTACCGGTGTCTTTATCGAGCTGGCCGTCGAGCGCATAGCCGTCGATATTTTTAGCGATATATTTTGCGATATAGCCAGCCGCGCCGCCTTTGTTGAGGTGTTTAGCCTCGAAGCGATTACGTGCCGCTCCGCGCTCGTTACCGTCTTCCTTCATCGCATAGCGCCGCATAATGTCGATAATCTGCTTACGCTGGCTGCGTTTGCAAAACAACATCATATGCCAGTGGGGAGTTGCATCGTGATGAGGCTCAACAACGCGCATCCCGTACACCTGCAAATCATTATCTTTGAATGCCGTGCGCATTTTGCTCCAGATGCCGCATAAATAGCGCTGACCATCTTTCGGCGTGTACGCCTCATCATTCCAGCCGTGATTAAGCTGAACGGTTTTATTCTCACCTTTCCCAACCTGACGGGTCGGGTGATATTTTGACGGCGTGGTGATGGTGATAAACATGCCAACGTCGCCGACTGATGCGGCGTAACGCTCAATACCGGCGATGGTATTCATCAGCTCCATACGACGAATTTCAGGGTTTGAAATACTCGCCATAACCTTGCTAATCAGGTCGATACGCTCGCCGGTCGCTTTATTCTCGAGCTCGCAGGATTTGAGGTATTCCAGATTAGCCAGGCGGCGCGCGTGAACGTCCCGAATTGCTGTCTTGCTGGCATACGGAGAACGGTCTTTATTGACCTCACCGGCAGCAATCAGCAGGGACTCACGCCAGCGCATGCGCTGGGCTTTAAGCTGGCTGACCCACCACTCGTTATTCATCATGCGCGCGATGGCCGAGTAGGCCATACGGATGGTCATATGACCTTTCCGGTATTTCTTCCAGTACATCGGAGTGATGTTAAGCGCCCGCACCGCGCCAGCGAGCTGGCCGTAAAGATACGATTGAGCATCATCGGTAAACAGCGCCTCTTTGCTCCCGTATGCCTCGGTGTATTCATCGCTAAATTCTTCATACGCCATGAAAATCTGTGCAGATAACCGGGCGGCGAATTTCTTCAGCACTTTGTCATTCATGTCCGGCAGCGTTTCAAATTCATCGCGTTCGGATAAAAGCCGTATCGATTTACTGGTGTCCATCCCGTACACCTGATTAACACGCTCGAGGCGCGGCCAGAGTCGCTCTTCAAATGTTTTTTTCAGGTAAAACAGGCCATGTACCGGGCTTTTAGTCCGGCGTATGTAGTTATAACGCGATGTGAAATGCGAGCGCAGAAAGAACGGCAGACGGTCAATCTTGAATAAAACCGCTTGCACCTGACGGAATTCGGCACGTGTAAGAGGTCTGTCGCGACCAATGGCCGCTTTTGGTTTATTCCATGGGAAAGCGCCGGTGAAGGGCTCACCGGCATTTTTGCGAAATGATGGTGGAGGCGAAGGGGCGACACGCCCCCGGTTCTCAACGGCCATCGTTACAGAAAGCCGCCTGACATTGTTCGGCCACGCGCTCAATCTGCACGGCCAGCGATTCAAATACGGTTGCGTCGCCAGTCAGAATTGAGTGATGGAGTAAACCAGAAACGAGCTGGCTTAATTTCGGATAATAACCGATGGTATCAAGATATTCTTTACCAGCATCACTCCCGGATTTCGCGAATTTTCTCTCACGTAAGATAAATTGAAACTTGTCACTGGTGACGACATAGCGGTCGCCGATTTCAATACGAATTGACATTTTTATCCTCTTTATTTTTAAGCAGCGAAATACCATCAATACACCGCTGAACAAAATCAGTAGTCACAGTGACCAGCTCTTCATTTGTGGAAACGCCCCGACAAAAAACAGCGCGTTTAACCAGCAGATTCACCGAGTCAGATATAAGATTTAATTCATTCTGATAAATTGCGATAACAGTCTGCACGCAACCTTCCGCTTGTTTATCGTGACGCAACTCCGCGAGTTGATAATCTCCGTTCGGTAGAGTGCCGATTACTAGCCACTTATTAATAATTACAGAACTAACATGGTTATTATCAGGCATTAGAACTCACCTTATTTTTCTAGTGATTTAGAAAGGGATACCATCATCAAAACCGAATTCGAGACGCTCGGCACGGCGGCGACGCTGTTGCTCTCGCCAAACGTACTTAACTATTTTGTTGATATCACGCGCTGACAAAGAAACGGCAGTAGCACTGGCGGGCACAAAAGAAGGTTTAGAGGCAAGGTAAAACAGATAACCAACCTCGCCGGGTGCAAAATATTCTTCTAAAACTGCTGAAATAATTTTATTTACATCAACATTAAAAACAAATAATTGCTTTTGCTTTTTAATAAAGCGCCAGCAATCATATACCTCACATGTATTGCTTTTATAAATAAGCTCTATTAATTTTTTCATTCCATTCTCCAGATAAAAGAAAGCCCCGCGCAGTTAAGCGCGTTAAATTCACTTCCAAACTAATTAATGTAAATACTGTTCAGGCTTTACCGATGTTAATATCGTTGGTGCGTTTTCAAATAGCGCAATCAATTCACGCAGTGCGCGTAATAACTTTTCACGCCAATAACATGACGCCTCATCGGTGCGCCAGATGGGCTGATTAAATTCTTTTTCAGTTAAACCGGCATGCATGAAAAGTGCGCGACGCTGGCTGACAGTCATGCGCCCGACGAACGTTGAGGCACTCGCCCCCATCTGACGGGATTTAGAAAAGGTATTGCGCAGCTCGTCAATCGCGTTAATCAGACGTTCGCGATCGGCGTCGTTCATTTCCTCGAGGCGCATATTTGCGTGACGCTGTTTTAACTGAGCATGAAAGCAAATTGTCAGGCGCTCACGCTCCATCATCTGGTTATAGAAATCACAGGTATCAGACCAGCGAGGCACGGCCAGATACTTTCCAATCAGACCGCGAAGGGCGGCAGGTTGTTTGTCCACTATGGCAAAAGTCATAACTGTCATAACGATAACCCTCTGGATTTTATGAAACGTTTAACCATGGAAATAAATCCCGGCTTACGGGTGCGAATGATGATTCCCTTCCGTCCTTTACCATGAGTAATCTTGAACGGCATCGGGTGCGGGCTTTCGCTACGCAGTAACTGAGCAATGCAACGAGGTTCATTCATAGACAAACACCTCAGCTTGGATTACCCAGACCCAACCACATCAACCACCCCTCCCTGATTTCCTTCGGGCGGCTCTCGTAGGCCAGTTTCATACCGTTGTTCCATGCAGGAAGATAGACCCAGTATTCGCCGACTATCCCGGACGTAGACGCTGGATCGGTCATTGGGATAACTGGAAGTTTCCCCTTATCAATCATCCCTCGTACTGCCGCAGGGGTTTTCCCGATGAGTCGAGCAAATTCCTGATATGGGACGGCGTCAGTTGCGCTTACAAGCTGTTTGCTCATCTGCTACATTCTCCTATGGCGTAATTAATTGCTCTTAATGGGCTTTAATTGCTCTTAGTGAATCATCTCCAAAGGGTAATAACACCCCTTTCAGAGTCAATATTCTTCTATAGGAGTAACCATGTCAACCCCGGTATTCGAAAAGATAAAGCTCATTCGCGAGTCAGAGAGACTAAACAAGAGGCAATTCAGCGAGTTAACAGGTATTGCTTACAGCACATTGGGGGGCTATGAATCTGGTGTTAAAAAGCCGGGTATAGAATCAATCATGAAAATGCTCCAGCACCCACGACTAACAAAATACACTCTGTGGTTTATGACCGATCAGACAGCTCCTGAATCCGGTCAAATCGCACCGGCTCTCGCACACTTTGGGCAAGATGTAACAACATCGCGGCACTCAGACCAAAAGACTGGATAACCATTCACGAAGCGCATGTTTATTACAAAATCTGTTTACTTGTTGCCAAATATGACAAGTACAACAAATCATTGAGAACTAAGCGCAAAGAAAAAATAACAGCAGGACAAAAAGAGCAACCTATAGCCATTCATTTGGGGGTCTTATGACAATTAAGAAACTCGATGATGGTCGTTATGAAGTGGACATTAGACCCAGCGGCCGCAACGGAAAACGCATCCGCAGGAAGTTTGACAAGAAAAGCGAGGCGATAGCCTTTGAGAAACATACTCAGTACAACCACCACAATAAAGACTGGCTAGCAAAACCAACAGACAAGCGGCAGCTGTCCGAGCTAACCAAAATATGGTGGGATTTGAAAGGTAAGCATGAAGAACACGGAAAATCTAACCTAGGAAAAATTGAGATATTCACCCGGCTAACGAATGATCCCTGCGCCTTTCAGATTACGAAAACTCTGATAAGCCAGTATTGCGTTGCACGACGAAGCCAGGGAATAAAACCATCAAGCATTAACCGCGATCTGACATGCATTAGCGGGATGTTTACGGCACTCATTGAAGCAGAATTGTTTTTTGGCGAGCACCCCATAAGGGGAAGGAAAAGGTTAAAGGAAGACCAACCTGAAACCGGTTATTTGACAAACGAGGAAATCGCCCTGCTACTTTCAAAACTCGAAGGTGATAACAGGAAAATTGCGATCCTATGTCTCAGCACTGGTGCAAGGTGGGGAGAGGCTGCGAAGCTAAAGGCAGAACATATCATCCAGAATCGGGTTACGTTCGTTAAAACTAAAACGAACATACCGCGCACCGTTCCCATATCGGACGATGTCGCCCGGATGATTGCCGGAAAGGGGGTGCTTTTCCCTAATGCCTCCTATCCCAAGTTCAGGCGAACAATGAAAGAGCTGAAACCGGATTTACCAGATGGACAAGCTACACATGCTTTGCGACACAGCTTCGCAACCCATTTCATGATTAACGGAGGTAGCATTATCACATTACAGCGAATACTGGGGCATTCGCGAATTGAGCAAACTATGGTGTACGCTCACTTTGCACCTGAATATCTACAGGATGCCATTTCGCTGAATCCACTACGTGGAACTGTAGGGACGGCAACGTCCACACAGTGA